CGTGCGCGCGCGAGACCGACCGCGGTCATTCCGCGATTTGATGGCGTCGCCTTTTCGCGGACTGCGAGCGAGCGCTTGGCGTTGGAAACCATAGCGTCGTTCGGGATGTAGGAGCCGTCAGCCAGGTTGATCGTGATTGAGTCGGCGTCGCTCTTTGCCAGCGCGATCCTCCGGTGCATCTCGGCCTTTGTGATCTTGGTCGGCACCTTCGGAATTGCCGCAACGCTGCGAGCAACGGTGCGCGCTGACTCGGCCGCCATGCCGGCGGAAATCATCAGAGACTCCGCGGCCTCTGGTGTGAGATTGCCAGCGCGTAAGGTCTCGACGATCGAGAGCACGGCCGCGATCTGCGCGCCGTTCAGCGGTGCGATGGCCGCGCTCACATCCGGGAACGTCTCGACGCCTGCGATCGCGTCCGGAGCGGATGCGTCGCCTGTGCCTGCGGTCGTGGATCCGCTCGAGTCCACCTGTGCCTGCGCTGCCGATGCGCCGACGTTGTCGCCGGCCGCGGCCGCAGCTGCTGGAGTCGATGGAAGCGAATTGGTGACCAGCCGAATCGCGGTCTCGGGCACGCTGTATTTCGTCGAAAGCTCTTTGATGAAACTCGCCTCGATCGCGATCTGCTCGAGCCGAGAAAAAGCGTCGGTGCCTTCCTCCGCTGCGATCTCTTGCAGCGACTTCGCGCCTTGCCTGTTTTCGTTCATGTTCGCGGCGCTTTCACGGCCCACGTCGATCGAGAGCTTGGCTGGAAACCTCCACTCGCCGCACGTCGCGCGCCGGAGCGCCTGCACCATAGTCTCGCCGGTGAGCAGCGCGGGCGGAGCGATTTCTCCACGAGCGATGGCGTCGAGAAGCACCGCGTTTTTGATCGGGTCCAGCACCTTGTCGGTGAGCACGCCCTGCTGGCGCGTGAACACGCGATCCGCCGCGGCGAACTCTGCGCGGACGCTTGGCCCCTTGTAGTCTTGCGTGCCGAACAGCACGCCCTCTGGCACGCCGACGCCCAGAGCGATCTCGTGCATTAGGTGCTGCACGAATCCCGTGAACGCCTGCGATGGTCTCGACGGCATCACCTCGACGCGGTCGCTGTTCTGGAAATACCGAATCATGCCGACTTCGGTAAGCTCGTTCTTCTGCTGCTGCCCGCTCGGGAGCGAGAGCGCAGGATTCGGCTGGAACAGGTTGCGCGGATTCGCGACGCCACGGTCGTTGAAGATGAGCGCGGCCTGCTGCGACGAGAAGCGCACGCCCGCCTTCTCGGCTTGCAGGATGTCGTAAAGCATCCGCGCGGTCTGAATCGCTGCGTGGAAATCTGTAATTCCTCGGTACTGGTCCACTCGAAATGGATCCATGTAATGACAAAACTGATTCGCAGGAATGTCTTCCGCTCCGAAATAAACGCCGTTGCGGTCCACGCGATAAATGCGATAAGCGACCGGCTGGCCGAAGTCGTTCGTAATAATTCCCTGAAAGTAGTTGTTCGACGCTACTGCCGTATCATTCGGATTGCCGATGCGCGTCGCGGGCACGAGTTGCAGCTTCAGACCTTCGCCGCTGCGACGGATCACGAAGCCGCAGTCGCCGTCCACCGGACGCTCCTCGGCTGCGAGCTGCACGAGCTTCTTGAACGAGTGCCGGTTCGTCACGTCGCACGTCTTGCACCACGCGTGGAAATACTCGCTGATTTGCTGGTTGTAATCGCGATCGCCCGTCGTCGGCGAATACTCGTTGGGCGTTAAATACGTCCCGAACTTACGCGAGATTTCGCGAGCCTCGGGGAAGTTCTGCACCAAGTCCTGCGCCTCGTACATCATCACCACGCGATCGCGCTGATTCTGCGATGACTCCGCTGGCTGCGCATATTGCTTCGGAGCGTAGAGCCGATTCGTCCGCGCCGCATTGTATTCGAAAAGTGATTTCGCGACGCGAGCCTCTAGCCGTTTCAGCGCCCACGTCGGCGCAATGTTTTCGAGCGCGCGGTCGAGCCACGGCTTTTGGGCGATCAATTTTGACGCGTCGAAAAGGTCGTTGTCCATAAGGTCAGAGTCCCGTGAAGCTCACGAAGGTTGTATCTGTGGAGTCACCAGCCGCGTTCGTCAATGCGTCCTGCAAATTCCCGAGCATGTTGTTGAGCGCGTTTAGGTCCGCGCGGCTCACGCTTTTCCCGTTGAGCGAATAGCTTTGGTTCAGAAGTACCGCTTGAATCGCGTCAATCGTCTTGGTCTTGAGCGCCGTCAGCGTGGCGCTGTCCAGTCCGAGAAAAGGGTTGTCGAGCATACCACTGCTCGAAACGTCAAACTAGGCTCAGTCTTTCACCGGCGTGTAGCGCACGACGTTCGCAATCGTCGCCATGCAGAGCATCATCGCAGATGTGTCGAGACCGTGGTTCGGCGCGTTGCTTTTGACTTCCCGCCACTCCCAGACTCCGGTGCGGATCTCGACCTTGGACTCGCCCTTGAGGTGTTCGAGATAGAGCGGATTGACATCGGCCGGCAAGAGCCACTTGAGGTCGCCCTTGGCCTCGAGCGCGTTCGCCAAGAGGTCTTTGAAGTAGTCCCCAGACCAGTCGTAATAATAGACGTCCCCGCCTCGGTAATCACTCACGCGAGGCTCGCTGAACGGGAAGTTAATCAGCTTGTCGCTCGCGTCGTCCCGCATCGTCCACGTCTTCCGTGCGTGCCCGCGCATCCCGCGCCACCCAAAGTCGGCGCAGTCCCGATCGACGTCGGCCGGCCGGTAACCGCGATCTTGCGCGACGCACGCATCCTGCACCTTGTAGCGGAATTGCATCTGGCGGAGCTGGTCGCGCGTCTCGATGCGGCCGAAGTAAAGCTGCTTGTAGGTCGGCCCCGTCGCCGAGCTGAACGCGCCGATCTCGACCCACCAGTGGTCTTGCTGCCGGTCAATCGCCATGAACCGGATGACCTCGCCCTCGATGCCCTCGCCGTTGGAAAACTGGGCGACGGTGTAATCCGACTTTGTCACGAAGAGGTTCACCACCTTCTTCTCGACAATCCACGGGCGCGCCTCGCGCTTCGTGCGAAACTCGACCTTCATTTTGTCGTCGCCTTGCCGCACGAAATGGTTATCCGCCTCGCAGAACTCTTCGACGAGCAACCGCATCGGCCGGCTGACGACGGCCTCGACGCGAAAGCTCTGTATCTCCGACGGCGCTGTCGGGTTCATCGCAACGTAGCGGCCTGCCCGCTTCCACCCGTTGCGCGTCGTGTCGGTGTCGGGTGATTCGTGGCCGCAGTGAGGACAACGGAAGCGGCACGAGGCGACCGCGCGAGGCACGTCCCACGTCTCGTCATCGCGCTTGGCCGCGGCATCCCAGACCACGCCGCCCCGCAGTCCGGTGTCCTCGTTTTTATCCAAGGCGAAGGCGAGCGGGTGAACCTTGTGGCACGACGGACATTCGGCGCTCCACTCCTGCTGATTGCCCTGCCGGTAGGACGTGTCCTCGACGTTGCCGGTTTCGAGGTCCATGATCGGCGCTTGGCTCGTGTTGTAAATCTTCGAGCGACCGACCTCCTCGAAGCGCGAGACGCGGGCGACTGCGTGGCCATACACCTCCTGCCATTTCGGAAGCCAAATTTCGTCGTTGATTTTGTAGCGAATCGACTGGCTCTGCTGGCTCGAAAGATTCGCCGGATTCAGCAGGAAGAAGAATCCGCCGAAGTAGATTTCCGTCGTCGTCCGGTGCGGCCCGACGCGCGGCAGCATCGCCGCCACCGGCTTGCACGATTCGAAGATCGGGTTCAGACGGCTCTTCGCGTGCCGGTCGATCATCTCGTCGGTCTGCATCGTCCAAGAGATCGGCCCCGCGTCGTTGCAAATCAGCCACGGAACCCAGATGTCAGCGACGAGCGTCCCTCCGATCTGAACGGCCTTGCGGAAGTGAACGCGGCGCACGAGTGGGTTCTGGAGCGCGTCGAAGATTGGGATGAGCCACGGCGAGATTTTGACGTTGAAGGGGCCCGAGGTCGCGTAGCTCTCTGGCAAGATGATGTGCTTGCGGGCCCACTCGTAGATGGGTGAGCGGTCGGGCTGCGGCAGGCGCAGGGTGGCGCAGAGGAGGTCGGAGGCAGTCATAACCGCGGGCAATAAATCCAGTCCTGCAAATCCTGCGGGTCCTCCCACGCTAACTCCTCCACGAAAAAACAGTCCGGCCTTCCGTCGTTCGGGTCACTCCTCCTGCACCGCGATGGCGCGTCGCTTGCAAGGATCCAGCCGAGGATCTCGATGCAATGCATGGGTCCAATCGTCCCGACGATGACCCGATCTCGTTCGATGTCGCGTTTCGTCACTTTGCAATGGGTCCGGCTCCGGCTCCATCGTACCTCGATGCGCGTGCCGTCGATGTCAGGCACCGAGTATACATCCACGCCAAGCTCGGTTGTGACTCGCAGCATTTTCGCAACAGCCAGCTCCGCGCAAGCTGCGTGCTGATGATTAAGGAGGAGCTGATTCGGGAATTGCTCGGGAAAAGCCGACACGCTTTTTTTAGCCTCCGCGCTTCGCTGGCGCTCCGTGCCTTTCGCTATGCCGTGCGCGATTTCCTCCGGCGTTAGGTAAATAAAGGTTGGCTGATTCATGCGATTCCCTCTCGCGACCGATCCAGCGCCTCACTCTCAAACGTCGCAATGTTCGCGTTGATCACTTCCCGAATCTCGCCGAGAATCACGCCGCCCTCCACGTTCAGTTCTGCCGCGTTCATCCCGACGCCGCGCGGCCCCAGCTCCACCTCGAGCTTGAGGCGGAGGAGCAGGTTGAGCTTCTGGCCCAGAGTAACGAGCATCGCCTCGACGACTTCGCGGTCGATGACGTCGCCGGCCTCGCGCTCGTTCTTTGAGCGAGCGAGGCGGATTTGCTCGCGCATGAGTTCGGCTTTGAGTTCGGCCAGATTCTTTGTCGCGTGCTCCTTGCCGATCAGGTTCTCCGCACAGAACTGCTGCCACGCGGCGAGGTTCTCGCGGCGTCCGTCCTCGTGCTTTTTCGGTGCGTCGGGGAAGCGGTTGCGGGCGTCGTAGATCGCTTGGCGGGAAAGGCCAAGTTCTTTGGCGAGCGTGCTCAGGTCCTTCACCCAGCCGTCGAGCTGACCGGATTGGAACTCGTTCAGCGCCTTGCGCTCCGAGGTCGTCAGCGTCTTGCCGGCCTTGAGCTTCGCCGCGATGTTGGCGACGTTGCGGCGCGCGAGGATTTCAGAGGGCGATTGCTCGGCGTCGGTCATTTCAGCGTGTTGTCAGGATACGCTCCCTCGATCAACCAACCGGCAAACTCTCCGAAGCGGAATACTTCGATTGCCGAGGATGGAATCTCGCATGGCGCGAGCGGTCTTTGCGCTCCTGCGAGCGAAAGCTCCTTTGCGATCACGTCGGCCGCAGACGCTCCGGCGCTTATCTTACCGGCGAGAGCAAGCCGCTGCATAATCGTTGATGAATAACCTCCGACCGATTGGCATTTGTCGAAGATCAAAATAGCGCCTCCTGCGTTGAGAACACGCCGCAAGCGACACAGCAAATCTGCGCGCTGACTCGGAGAAAGGAACATAAGCACAAGGAAGCAAACGCAAAAGTCGAACGGCTTGAACTCATATTCCGTTGCGTCCGCGTGAATAATAGTTCCCGCCCCTTTGTATTTCTCGCACATTTCCTTGCTCGATTCAATCGCATAGAGCGTAGCATTTCGCGCCTTCAATGTATCGCTGATTGCGCGATCAACATTCCCTGTGGAAGCCCCTATGTCATAGACCGTTCCGCCTTGAGGAATGTAGTGGCGCGCGACGTGCGCAATAATTCCGGTGGTGAGATCATACCACGGCAGCTGCTCGCGGACGTGGGCGTCGAAAGAGTCCGCAATCTCAACACTCTTGAAAGTCCAATCCCTCGGAATTTGCATACTCATATTTTCCTGAGGATTTCGTCCCTAACCGTCGCGGCGACGTGGCTCATCATTACCGGTGGGACCGCGCGCCCTAGCCGCTCCCATTGCTGGGCATTGGTGCCGAGCAAAATAAAGTCATCAGGGAAAGCGCAGATGCGTTTAAGTTCGGCGATGGTAAACCTTCGCTTTTCTGTTGCTGTTCTAATTTCACCCGACCCGCCGTGTGCTCCTGAAGCCAATATTGTTGGACATGGACCTGAACTGATTTTGCCCCATTTAGGCTTAAACGCATCATTGCCTATAATCATTTCTGGTTCGCACTCTGCTTCGACGTAAGTCACACCGCTTAAATATGCCGTCGGTGAAATTGTTGCGCCACTGCCAACAATAGTTGGGCATGGTGTGTCGCTCGGCTTCCAGTTATTGGGAACACCACCATGTTTTACAGATTTCACCCAAGGCAGTGCATCGCGGACGGTGTAGCGATAAGATAAAGGCATTGGGTGCATCGGCTCGCGGTTCAAGTCCTCTCGCACGCCGACAAAGATCGTCCGCTGTCTTTGCTGCGGAACGCCGAGCCATTGCGCGTCAAGGACTCGGCACGTTACGCGGTAGCCGCTTGCTTTCATCGCCGCTAAGATTTCGAGGAAGTAGCCTTTCGCGGTTCCCTTCACTAGCCCGCTCACGTTCTCCGCGACAAAGACCTTCGGTTGAATGCCGCGCACAAGCCGAATAAACTCGTAAAACAAATCATCCGTGCGCTGTGCGCCGTCGCTGTATTTCTTGACCTTGCCCCAGCCCGCTTCCCGCGAGCCTGCGGTTGAAAACGACGCGCAGGGCGGCGAGCCATCGAAGAGGTCAAGCTCGCCAGCCTTCATGCCGATAGCGGCGAGTATCTCCTCCGCCTTGACCTGCCGAATGTCACGGGTATCGAGAATCGTCTTTGGGTGGTTTGCTCGGTAGGTTTGCTGCGCGGCAGGAATAAACTCGGAAGCCCACAAGACGCGAAAGCCTGCCATCTTGTAGCCGAGCGAAGATCCACCGCAGCCGGAAAAGGTCGATATAGCGTTAAAGCCATTCCACGGCAGGTCCGCGATTTCAGACATCAGCGGAACTCTATACGCTGGTTTGCTCACTGTCCGCCGCTCCATTTGTAGCTGCATTTCGGGCATTGGTGCTCGGTTTCAATGTTCTCATCGACCTCGGCAAACTCTTGCGGCGCTTCTTTTTCAGCTCCGATCTTTAACTCCTCTGGCGAATAGCCTACATCAATTAAGTCAACGCCCTCGTCCTGCAAAGACTTGAGCACCGCGTTGAGCTTGTCCTCCTCCCACTCCGCCAGCTCCGCCGTCCGGTTGTCCGCGATCGCAAACGCCGTGGCCTCGACGCCGGCCAACTCGGTGCGCACGATCTGGATCTCGGTCCAGCCTAGTTCTTGCGCTGCCGTGAGCGTGCCGTTGCCGGCAAGGACGATGCCCTTGGCGTCCACGACGATGGGTTTCTGCTGCCCAAACTTCCGCAGGCTCGCCTTGATCGCGTCGAGGTTGCGGCGCGAGTGTTTGCGGACGTTCGACGGATCGAGCGAAAGGTCGGCGAGGGCGATGGTTTGGTGGTTCATGTGTAAAGGTTGTTGAAAAAACGAAATGCGATTTTTTGGGCTAGGTCTCCTAACC